CTCCTGATGAATTTTTAGGTTACTTTAAAGAAAAATTTCTAAAAGGAGTAACTCTTTCGGGTACTTCAGACACAAGAAATTTAATCAAGCACAGTTTAGAGCTTTACAGATCCAAAGGATCTCAAAAATCAATCGAACTTCTTTTTAGTCTTTTATTTGATGAAACAGTTGACATTTATCTACCATCAAATGATATATTAAAAACTTCTGATGGGGAATGGTATAGGCCAGTTTACTTGGAATTAGAGCCCAATGATAAAACTAAAGACTTTGTTGGTCAGCAAATAGTAGGTGCAACATCTACTGCAACAGCTTTAGTTGAAGGATTTGCAAGAAGAAATATCAGAGGTAAATTTGTCGATATAATATTTTTAAGTTCGGTATCTGGTAATTTTGAAGTTGGAGAATTAGTTGGAACAGGATCTGTAAGCGAAGACGATCCTTTAGTTATTGGCTCTTTAACTAGTATTACTATTGTAACTAAAGGGAAAGATTTTAGTAATGGGGATGTTGTAGATTTAGTATCTCAGGTATCTGGAATTTCAGGTAAAGCAAGAATTTCCAATACAGGTGTTCAAACTGGATTAATTGATTATGAACTTGTTGATGGTGGCACAGGATATTCAGTCAATGCTGATGTTATTATCTCAGAAAAAGTTCTTTCAGCTTCAAGATTCAATTCTGTAAACACATATGTATCAGGTTTTATTCAACAAGAATCAATAACTCAACAACTTGCTAATTTAGAAGTAGATTCCGTTCAAGGAAATTTACTTAATTCTAATAATCTTATTTTTGGTGTCAACTCAACACCAGCTTTAGTTTCTGCAGGATATGTGTATAATGGAAACACTACAGCAAATACTAAGTTTCTAAGTATATCAGTTCATGATGTAGCAAACATAGCTATAGGTTCAATTACAAATGCCAACACTACAGGTTCCTTTAACCTCGGAGAAACTGTAATTCAAGTATCTTCTAACACTGGAACAAATTCTTTTATTGGAACAATTGTACTTGCCAATTCTTCATTTACACTTGTAGACATGAGTGTGGGAGAGTTAAATAACGGTATTGTTTTAAGAGGCTTGCAATCAAATTGTATAGCAAACGTAACTTCTCACGCTGTTGTCAATGGATCTTTTTCTAGTGCTGATGATATAGTAACAGCTGGAAATGCAGCTATTGGCAATTGTGTAATAACAGCGTACACAGACGAAACTGCAACCGGATTAATTGTTGGTTCAAATGCTTCAGCTATTGGTGTCTACAGTATTATTAATAATTTTAGAGCACCAGCAACATTTAACAATGCTTATGTAAAAAATTCTAATAAAATAAAAACAGCAAACATCTTTTCTGTCAGTTCTGGTAACCCTGGAGGTTTTGCAATCGGAGCAATTACGGATCCTGAAACTGTTTTTATTAACTCTGATTTTATTGGTGGTGTTAATGAGGCAAATGTTCCTTATCTAAACATATTAGTTAGTGGAGAAAATTCTGGTATAGGATTTATAGATTCCATCACTGTCAACAGTGGAGGTACACTTTACGACAACACCGATACAATTGTTTTTACAGGTGGTAATGCTTCTATAAATGCTGTTGCTTCAATAAACACTTATGCTAATGGTACAATAGAAAGCATTACAGTAACTACCCCAGGAAGTAACTATTATTCTCAGCCGGCAGTGTCAATAACAACTTCCACTGGTTCTGGAGCCAATATTGAAGCTGTTGTTGATTATGGCTATGGTTTTCCTAAACTAGAAGATGCTGATCTTACAACTATTATTTCTTTAGCTTTAACTAGATTTTCAACCACTATTGGAACCATAGCATCATTGACAGGTATAGATCCTGGTTCAAATAACAATGCTGATCCTTTCGTATTAGTTATAGAGAAACCTATAGCAGGATATGGAAGAAAGAATTTCTCTCTAACACTTACAGATGTAACTTCGCCATTTATTATAGGTGAAGATATTACACAAAATATTAATGAACCAGCAGTCCTTTTGCAGGTATCCAATGTCTCCGATACATTTAACTTAAGGGAGACGATTGAACAAACAAGAAGTGATAGTAATGTTGTGTATGGGGAAATAATTACTGCTAATATTTCTAGTAATACAGGTACATTATTAGTTAAAGTAGCTAATTCTGCTAATTCTTTTGATACATCTAACTCAATACTAGGTCTTGAAACATTTACAACAGCTGATGTAGACACTGTCACTGCCAACACCATTCTGTCCGTTGGAAAGGGTGAGATTCTTTCGTCAACAAACGTTGTTTCAAATACAGTTACACTAACTATCAAAAGAAAGCGTTTTGGTACATCGTTTACATCAGGAATTCCTGTGTCTGGTTCATTCTCTGGTTCTTTAGGAAACGTAGCTTCTGTACAAGAAATATCTAATTCTCCAGTAATGGGTAATAATGCTATTATTTCCTCTGTAGCTGGAGTCGCTAATGGTACTGTAGAATCTATTGAAGTTATTGATTCTGGTTATGCTTATAAACAAAACGAAGTAGTAACTATCTTTAAAGAAGGAAATGAATTTGTTGCTACTGGACAAGTGAATCTTCAAAAGCAGGGTGTTGGAGAAGGTTCTTTCTTATCAACAAAAGGTTTCTTAGACTCAAATAAATATATTCAAGACAGTAGATATTATCAAGAATATTCTTATGAGGTTCAGGCTGGAATTACACTTGATAAATATTCTAGTATTTTAAGAGAGTTAGTACACGTAGCAGGAACAGAGCTTTTTGGTTCTATTACTAAAGTTTCTAATGCTGCAATTGAAATTACTGTTCCAAACTCTTCGCCAACTGGACCAATCACAATAGAATAATGAAACTAATAACTAGAAACTTTAGACGCCATACATCAGATCAATTTGTTGAATCTATTACAGAAGCTGCAAATAGCATATACTATGTTTTTGTAGCTAAGCATACAGATTTTACTGGCAACACTGTACCTCAACCCGTAGATGATGAGAGAACCACTTTATTTAGAATTTACAAGGATATGATATACGGTAAGAAAGTTGCTAATTCAGATGTTGCTTCAGTAATAACAAAAAGAGTATGGGTTTCTAATACAATTTACGACACGTATGTTCACGATGAAAATAATTTTGATAAAAACTTCTATGTAGCAACTCCTGGTGCTGGTAGTTCTTATGATGTATTTAAATGCTTGAATAATAACAACGGACTACCATCAACTTACTATCCAAGACTTTCTGAAACATCAGCTTCCGATGCAATATATGAAACATCTGATGGTTATCAGTGGAAGTACATGTACAATATATCAGAAGTAAATTGGAACAAATTTTCAACTACTAACTATATGCCCGTTTATACAGATACTGATGTATCTGGTAATGCTATAAATGGTACAATAGATTATGTTGATGTAGTAAGTGGAGGAAGTGGTTATAATATGTTTACACAAGGATCAGTTCAAGGTGTACAGAACATTGGTGTCGATCAATATATTACGATTGAATCCTCTTCTTCTACCCTCACTGACTTTTACAAGAATTGTGCAATTAAAATCAATAATGAAATAAGGATTGTAACAGAATATATTGTAACAGGTTCCTTAAGAAGAGTCAAATTGGATTCTCCTTTCAATGTTACTCCTTCAGTATCAGATTTGTATTACATATCACCAGTAATTCAAACTAGTGGTGATTGCTGCGGAGATGGCAATGGATTCAAAGCAAGGGCTTTAATTAATTCATCTTCATCAAACTCTATCTACAAAGTAGAAATTGTTGATAGAGGACAACAATACACATTTGCAAACCTAGTTGCTATTGGTGGTATAACAACAGTTTCTAATACTGCAACATTTAAAGCAATTATATCTCCTAAGGGAGGTCATGGATTTAATCCATCGAAAGAGCTCGGTGCTAAAGGTTGTACAATTAGTATTAAGTTTGATTCAACACTGAGTGGTGGAAAGGTTATAGATGAAAATGATTTCAGAACAATTGGTATTTTAAAAGACCCTTTATTTGCTAACGGTTCTTTAACAATTTCTTCCCTATCTGGTTCTTTAACTCTGACAGAAACATTGGTAGGTCAGACTAGCAAAGCAACAGCAAAGGTAGTAACTGCTAATGCAACAAACATAAAATTAACCTCAATAAGAGGTTTTTTTGAAACGGGTGAAACTGTTGTTGGTTCCACGTCAAACAATTCAGCTACTATCGTAGGTGTATCTCAACCAACTACATATTTCGATCAAACCTTCAAATTGGCAATAGATGATGTAACTGGTACATTTCAAGAAGATGAAGAAATATTACAAAATGAAGGTATATCTCAAAACGCCAATGGTAGTTTGTACTTTGCAAACAGCTCAGTAATGAGATTAACTGACAACAGAGGTACATTTAATGTATCAGACGATATTGTTGGAAGTTTAGAAACTGTGCTTGGAGCAGATTCTGGTGCAACAGCAAAGGTCACGGGAATTATTACAAAAGACTTGGTAGATTATGAAGGTGAGGTGTTATACATAGAAAATGTATCACCAATTTCTAGAAATTCTGGACAAACAGAAACAATCAAATTAATTTTAGAGTTTTAAAGGGTAGAATATGCCAATTGATACAAATTTAAATGTGTCACCATACTTTGATGATTTTAATGAAGACAAAAATTTCCACAGGGTCATGTTTAGACCCTCTGTTGCTGTTCAAGCTCGTGAATTAACACAGTTACAAACAATATTACAAAATCAAATTGAGCGTTTTGGTGATAACATTTACACAGTTGGAACTATCATTAAAGGTTGTTCTTTAACAACAGACTATTTCTACTATTACATTAAAATTCGTGACAATCAAGTTGATGGTCAGCAAGTAAATTTAAGTGGGTATGCTAATACATTATTAATTCAAACTTCTTCTAATCTTCAATCATATGTTGTAAATTCTAAGACAGGATTAGAATCACAAAATCCTGATCTTAACACACTTTACATTAAGTATCTTAACACAGGTACATCAGGTGAAAAAGTTTACTCTAATGGTCAAGTTGTCACAGTATATGATAGATCAAGAACTATAGAATCCATTGAAGTCACAAACGGTGGTACTTTATACTCTAACTCGGACACAGTTGTAATTTCTGGAGGTGGTGGAAGTGGAGCAGTTGCCACTCTTACAACATTTGCTAACGGAACAATTAGTTCTATTACAATTGCTAACAAAGGTTCTGGGTATACATCTAACCCATCGGTTACTGTTACTACCTCTACAGGTTCTAGTGCCGTTTTATCACCAAGGATTTTTATTGCTCAGGTAACAGTTGCTAATAGTAGCTTCACAGCACCTGTTGGTATTGGTACAGCTATTAAGACAACAGAGGGTGTAATATATCAAAAAGGACATTTCATTAGAGTAGATGCCCAAGAAGAAATTCTAAGCAAGTATTCAACCTCGCCAAGTAATGTGGCTGTTGGTTTTGTTGTAAGTGAATCTTTTGTAAACAGTAGTGTAGACACAACTCTTTTAGATAATGCCACAGGATCAACAAACTTTGCTGCACCAGGTGCTGATAGATTAAAGTTGGATCCTATTTTAACAGTCTTAAACAGAGAAACAGCTTCAGCAAATACTGATTTTCTTTCTTTGTTAGAGTATCAAGATGGTAATGTAGTAAAGGATAGAACTCTTACACAATTTAATTCAGTAAATGATGCTCTATCAAGAAGAACTTTTGAAGAGAGTGGTGACTATGTTGTGTCTCAATTCCCTCTAAACACAAGTGCAAAAACAGGTAACACAAGCCACTTTGATCTTGTTGTGGGTGCTGGATTGGCATATGTTGGTGGTAATAGAATAGAGCTTTTAAACACAATTAAAGTTCCTGTAAGAAAAGGTTCTAATTTAACAAGCAGTCCTATTCAAACTATTGCGTCTGTATATGGTAATTACGTTGTTGTTAATCAACTAGTTGGTGCTTTTGATATAAAAACAGGGGCAACAGTAACATTAAGAAGTGCAGCAGGTACAGATGTAACAGATAATGCTGGTGGAACTCCATCTCTTCCTGGTATACAAATAGGAACAGCAAAAGTTAGATCATTGGATTTTGACGGAGGCGTAGCAGGTACCCCGGATTGTAGATACAAGTTATACCTTTTTGACATTAGAATGTCAAAAGGATTTTCTTTTAAGGATGTAAGAAGTGTAGCCTCATCTGGTGTTGCTTTAGCGGATGTTGTTCTTCAAAATAATGAAGCGCTTCTAGAGGATGTTAGAAACGATAAGCTAGTATTCAATTCAGGTACTTTTGCAGTAAAAGAATTTAACAACGAACAATTTATCTTTAGAACATCTTCAAACAGCACAATACAAACGACAGGAAATGCATCATTCTCCTTTTCTGGAGGTAATACATTACCATATGGTTCTGTTGTTTTATCAAGTGCTAACAAGCAGCAATTTATAGTTGTTCCTGCAACTACATTAGTATCAAATACTAATAAATCTGGTACTGTTACTGTATCAAATAATACGACATTAAATGTCTCTGGAACATCTACATCATTTACAACAGATTACCAAGTTGGTGATTACATTAAGATAGGTACAACAAATCCTGTAAGAATCACTACAATATTTAACGATTCTAATCTCGCTGTCTCAAGCAATGTTGGTTCAGTATCTGCCAATGTTCATACCTTTGCTTATCCTGCAAATGTACCAATTGATTTTACTAAGAAGAATAAAGTGATGGAGGTGACCTCTTCAACTGGTATTACTTTGTCTCTAGGTCATGGTTTAACAGGTACAGGAACAATAACTTTATACCACGATTTACAGAATGTTGAACCTTCTGTTAAAACAAAAACAGTAAACAATCCAGTTTATGTAAAAATATCTAAAGATGCTGTTGCAAAAAGCCAGAATGGTCCATGGTGTTTAGGTATACCTGATGTGTTTGAAATTACAGGTGTATTTGTTGGTTCTAATACAACCTATGCAAATACAAGCACAACAAATTACAAAAATTCTTTTACTCTTGATAATGGACAGAAAGATAACTTTTACGGTCTTTCTTACATTCGAAAAAAACCAGGCACATCCCTTGCTTTGGGAACAAACAGTAATCTTTTAGTAGAAGTGAAGGCGTTTACTCACAGTGCTGGTAAATATATCTCATCAGAATCTTACCCAATTGATGATGTAACAGTTCCTATTGATGATACAAGTTTTATTAGAACACAAGAAATTCCTTATTATGTTTCTCCAACAACCGGTGAAGGTGTTTCACTCAGAGATGCTTTAGATTTCAGATCAATTGTCGCTAACACAGCCAATTTATCATCTACTGCTGCTAGTGCTACTATAGACCCAGCTCCTACAGAAACATTGGTAGTTGGAGAAAAATTCTTTCCTTCTCCTACAAAAAGTTTTGAAGCTTCAATTCAATCTTATCTAAGCAGGGCAGATAGAATTGTTATGGAATCTGATGGTAACATTAGAGTCATAGAAGGTGTGCCATCTAATAATCCAGTAGCTGCTCCTAAAATTAAAGGAGCAATGGATTTAGGAGTTCTTCGAGTAGCTCCTTTCCCAAGCCTTTCTTCTAAAGAAGCTTTTGATGCTAAAAGACCAGATCTAGCAAATAACATTAGACTATCTCAAACTAAACGATATACAATGTATGATATTGGAAGTCTAGAAGAAAGAATTCGTACATTAGAATATTACACTTCTCTCAATCAATTAGAATCCAACACTAAAAATCTAACAGTTGTATCTGAGGCTAATAATCAAGTTGAAAGATTCAAAAATGGGTTCTTAGTTGATCCATTTAGTAACTATGACTTGTCCAATTTGGATGATCCAGAATTCAGATCTCTGATAGACCCTAAAACATCTCGCCTATATCCTTTGAAGCAAGTTACAGATGTAAAATTAAAATACAGCTCTGGTGGTCAAAGAACAAACGATCTCGTGACACTCCCATATACATCTGAAACATTAATTGATCAACAATATGCTAATAAAGAAAGAACTCTTGTAGAAGAAAATTGGAGCTTCAAAGGTCAAATGCAAGTAGTACCAAATTTTGACAATTTCTTTGATACAGAAATAACAGCAACATCTGCAATTTCTGTAGATTTAGCTTCGCCCATTGAAAGTTTAGTTAGATCAATAAACAATGCGCTTGTAGGTAGTGTTTTAAGTTCAGAGTTAGTTGATTCAGATATTGAATTTGGAGAAGATAGAGATACAAGATGGAATGTTATTGATAGAGATATCATCTCAGTAAATCAATTTTCTGATACAAAATTTGGTGGAATTACAGTACCAACAGCTACAACAAAAGATTTAGAAGTAGGTTCTTTTTTAACCAATTTTACTTTAAATCCTTATATTAGGCCTCAAAAAATAGCAGTGTTTGTATCTGGATTAAGACCAGGTGCTAGACATTATGTATTTTTTGATGGTGTAGATGTTAATTCAAGCTGTACGCCTGCGAGCATTCAAACGTATTCAGATATAACTGTTGATTCATTCGTGGCTACTGGTCAAAAGGGAGCTAACTTAATTGCTTCTAACAGTGGTGAATTATCGTTCTTTTTAAATATACCTTCAAATACTTTCAATACTGGTGAAAGAGATATTTTAGTAATGGATGTCAGTTCAATAGCTTCAGAACTCAGCGCAACATCTAAATCTGTTGGAAGATTTTCTTCTTTTAGTTTTACGGGCGACAAAACAAGAGTAACATTCTCTACAAGATCATTTGAAATAAGTGCTCAGAATCAATTTGAATCAAGCACATTTAATGCTCCAAGAGTGGAAAGATTTGTTGTTGGAAGAGATTTCCAATGGTGGGATCCTCTTGCTCAGACATTCAGAGTAATATCTCAAGTTGAAGGTAGCGACACAGTATTCTTAACATCTGTTGATCTTTTCTTTAAGGAAAAAGATCCTAGTTTTGGAGTATCTGTTGAAATAAGAGAAGTTGGTGATACTGGTTATCCAACAGAACTTGTACTCCCTTTTTCTAAAGTATACAAAACATCATCGAGTGTAAATGTTAGTAGCACAGCTTCTAATCCAACAACATTTACATTTGAATCACCAGTAGCTGTCAAAGCTGGAAGAGAGTATGCAATAGTCATAACACCCGATGCAAATTCTCCAGAATACAGAGTTTGGACAGGAAGAACTGGGTTACCTGATGTTACTAACCCACTTAAAGTTATGAACGAGAGTTGGGGTCTTGGTACATTATTTTACTCAGTTTCTGGTTCTGCATTTACAGCCGTGCAAAATGAAGATTTAAAATTTAAAGTAAGATATGCCAAGTTTTCTTCTTTAAGCGATTCAATAACTTTAACAAATTCAGAACAAGAATTTTTATCTGTAAGTAATTCTATTGGAACATTTATTGGAGGTGAGGACGTTGCTCAGCTTTCAACATCTTATATTAATGCAACTTTGACCACAAACAACGAATCTAGACAAATCCAAACCAGCACTGATTTAAGTTCTACTTTGAGTGTAAATGACTGGATTGCTATAGTATATGATGGCTCTAGAACAGCAAGAGCAAATGTTTCTGTTGTTGGAACAACTGTAACAAATACTTCTGCATCGTCATTTGACGTAGATTTTTCTCCTGGTGATTTTGTAAAAATTGGAAATTCATCTGTATCAGATATTAGACAAATTGTGCAAGTGTCTAATGCAACTCAAATTATCTTAGATGCTGCTCCTTTTGGTTCTTATACCAATCATGAAATTTTCAGTATAGCACCTGGCTTTGATGTCATTCAAGTTAAATCAGCAAACTCTACTGTTATTGTTGGAAATAAGCCACCTTCTGCAACATCAAATTCTAGTACAACAATTAAATCTTCTTTCCAAAAAGTAGTAAGAGGTTTTGTGACATTGTACAATGGTGAAAAGGGTATACTGCACTTAAATAATTCTAATGCGTCAAACTCAACATTCCAGTTTAAAACTTCAAACAGTACTTACAGAGCTACTGTAGTTGGAGGAGATTCTGATGCAATAACATCAGTGAGCTCAATTGACAATGTTAATATTTCTTCTTTTACACCTCTAATTAACTCCTTAGTTCTCAAGGGAACAAGTATCGCTCTTTCAGGAACATTTACTAAAGTTGGTGGTGGTACAATGAATCAATCGTTCTCTTTAACAAGAGGAGGTTTTTTTGATTCAAATACAGAGATTCAAATTAAGAGTCTTTCCAATGAAATTTCAGGCACTTCGATAAACAAATCATTATCAATGGTACTTGGACTTTCATCATCATCAAGTGATATAAGTCCTGTTGTTGACTTATCTTCAAGTATTATTACTTCTTCTTATTCAATATCAAGTGAATCTTCTTTGAGTAATGAGCACACCAATTTTGGCACTGCAAATGCAAAATATATTTCTAAGAGATTAGTATTGTCTGAAGGTTTAGAAGCTGAAGACGTGAAAGTTTACTTAACAGCATTTAGACCTGCTAACACAGAAATTAAAGTGTATGCAAAAATTATTAATGAAGCTGACAACGAATCATTCGACAACAAAGTGTGGTCTGAACTACAACTTGTTAATCCTTCTGCATTTAGTTCTTCTTACAATGAAAATGATCTTAGAGAGTTAGAGTATACATTCAAAAATTCTCCTGCTTCATATACATTACCAGGCGCCGTAGCTACATCAAGCAACGCATCAATTATTGGTAGTGGTGTTAATTATATTTCTAGCTTTAATGCAAATAGCAATGTCAATGAATCAACTGATTTTATAGGTATTGCAGATTGTAAATTTAATGACAATGATTTATTAACATATGTTGTTGAATCCTCAAATACTGTACTATCGTCTTTAAACCAAACATTTGGTACAGAAGTTTCAACATATGCTGTCAGTGCAACAGGTACTGGATATACTAATGGTGACATTGTAATACTTTCAACAGGAACAGGCAATCCTGCAAGTTTCGTCATTACAACTGGTGGATCAAATACAAGTGTCGCTTCTATTAATTTAGCTTCTAGAGGTCTTTACAGTAGCAATCCTTCACTTTCAGGATCTGGTACAACAGCTGTAAGTGGTTCAGGATCTGGACTGACTGTGAATATTACAATGAGAAGTCTACATGGTCCTTTTTATGCTGTAGGAGCTAACACTTCAGGAACTAAACTAAGTTTAACAAGCAATGGTACTGTTATTCAATTGACTAAAGGCGCTACAGAATCTGGTCATTATCTTTCAGTATTAAATAGTCAAGATTTAGTTAAAGTTGTTCGTACAAGTTCAGATTTAGACTATGAAATATTCCCAGTTAGTGCTGTTGTCAATTCAACAGCTGTTGTCGTTTCTGGTAATGTTTCATTTACAACTACAGGAGCTACACTAGAAAAAGTAACTATTACAGGTGAAGCCTTCAAGTACAAGCAAAGTCCTTACGCAAATGGAGCAGTGAGATATTTTGATTCAAATCTTACTCCATATGATACGTATAAAGTTCTAGCATTAAAGATAGTTCTCCTTTCTGATTTCAATAATAGAGTACCTTCAGTTAGTGATGTAAGAGCTGTGGCGGTATCTGTATAAGATGAAATTAATTAAAACAAATGATCCTGATTTTTGTAAAGATAGGGTAAATGGAGGTGTGATAAATACTAACGTAAATGCTTACAAGCTATACAAACAAAAAAGAGATAGTGAGAGAAGCGTTAGTAATTTAAACCGCCAAGTTTCTAGCTTGCAAAATGAAGTACAGGATTTAAAAAATTTAATTCAAGAATTTTTAAGAGATCGAGATGGCAATTCCAATAGCTAATGTAAATCAAACTACAGATACCTTCCTTGATTGGTTAGATAAAACTAATCAGGTTCTAGATAATTTATCAACTAAAATTATAACTACTGAGGCAAATACTACAGGAGGTGTAACTTCTGGTAACGCCGTAGTTAATGGCGTGTTTTCAGCAAATGTGTTTTCTGTTGTAACGGGAATCAGGGGTGGGTCTGTAGATAGCTCGAATGTTTTATATGTTGTTTCAAATACCGCATTTACAAACGCTACGTCTAATGTATTTGTTCTTACAACAAATGCTACAACTTCTACTTTAATTTCTAATGTAGCTACTGTAAACATTAACTCAACAAATACCAATTTTAATACTGGTGTATTGACTATTTCAGCCAATGTAAACACCACGAGTAATCTTGTAACTTTAAATAACAATATAACTAATGTAGCGGGTAACACGTTTGTTATAACAAGTACTAATACCTTAATTTACTCTAGTCTTACTGTTAATAATTCTGTATCTGTTGTAAATACTGCTAACTTGGTTATCAGAGGTGGTAATACAACATTTATAAGCAATGCCACATTTTCTACAGTAGCAACATTTAGCGATGCTATTGTTGTTACTGGAAATGGTACTTATTCAGGAATTTCCACATACAATAATCTAACAAATTACAATGCCAATGTTGTTTTTGGAAGTGGTATTGCTACATTCAATGCCAATGTTGCTTTTGCAGCTGCAAACGTATCATTAAACAATAATCTTACTACAGTTTCAGGTAATGGTTTCACAATCAGTACAAACACTGTATTTAACTCTAATTTAACTGTAAATACAGCTTTGGCTTTAGTTAATACAGCTAATTTGACTATTCAAGGTGGCAACACTAACTTTACAGCTAATAATATTTTTTCTGGTAATACTTTTTTCAATGGTGGTTTTGTAGTAAACACAGTAGCAAAATTTAATTCTAGCAATACAGAGTTTGCAAACAATACATTATTCATAGACAATACAAATAAACGAATAGCTGTTGGCAGCGATGATACATCAAATGCTTTGAATAAAGTATATGTTGTTGGTAATACTCTAATCTCTGCTAACCTGTATGTTTCTGATAGAATAGAATCAAACATTGTTGCTTGTAATACATTTGTTGTTCAAGGGGACCTTTCTTTTACAGGAACATCAAATGGCAACTTTGTACCCTCATCAAATGCTTATTCATTAGGAAATACGACTAATAGATGGGCTGTGTTTGGTTCCTCTGGTGTTTTTGCTAACGATGTAAGCGTTTCTGGTAATACTACGCTCAGCCAATTTTTAGATGTTGGTAAAAATACTACAATAGGTGGATCAGCAACTCAAGTACAATTTGCTGCTAATGCTACATCTGTAAATACAACTACAGAATATATTGCAATAGCTGCACATGGCTTTTCAAATGGAGACATGCTTTATTATTCCATTGGAGCTGGTAACACTGTAATTGGTGGTTTGACAGACAAGGAATCATATTTTGTTAGAGATGCTAACTCTACAGCATTCAGACTTTCAACAACTATTGGAGGTTCTTCTGCTAATTTAACCACAACAGGATCTGGAACAGGGCATTTCTTTACAAGAAATCAAATTAATTTACAGACACAAAGAATATCTATTGGTAATACAACGGTTAATACCTTCATTACACCGTTGACTATAGAAACTGATGGATCATTAGTTGTACTTGGTGAAACAAGTTTATCTAATGTTCTATCCACAGGAAACACTAGTGTGACAGGTTTTATTAATGTTACTTCAACAGCCAATGTTGGAGGGGTAGCAAACTTCAGGGCCAACGTAGTTGCTAATGGTCAACTTATTGTTGCTAATACTGCTTCTTTAGGTAATACAGATATAACAGGTTTTATAAACGTAACATCGACAGCAAATGTTGGTGGAATAGCAAACTTTAGAGCTAATGTTATATCAAACGGTCAACTTATTGTTGCTAATACTGCTTCTTTAGGTAATACAACAACATCTGGATTTTCAAATGTTACCTCAATTGTTACTGTAGGTACCGCAAGAACAACTCAATCTTTCAATGCTGCGTCAAATGTTAACAGTGGTAGTGAAACAATAACGATTACAAGTCATGGATTTGTAAACAATGATGTAGTTACTTACATTGTAGCTGCTGGTAACACCGCTTTAAGTGGACTATCTAATGGAACTAGTTACTTCATTGTTGAGGCAGATTCCAACACATTTAAACTTGCTTCATCTCAAAATGGATCAGCATTAAACATAACCTCTGGTGCAAATGAAACTGGTCATTCATTTATTACAAGATCAGCTTCTTTGACTCCTGATCGCGTTTCAGTTGGTAACAGTTCAGTCAATACATTCTTGACACCTTTAGCAATAGAAACAGATGGTAGTTTAACTGTTACGGGTGTATCAACATTAAGTGGAAATGTAAGTTCAGGTAACACGACTATTACTGGTTTTGCTAATATTTCGTCAACATTAGCTGCAGGAAACACTAGTGTATCTGGTACCTTAGCTACTGGCAACACTACTGTAACCGGTTTTGCTAATGTAACAACAACTCTTGCAGCTGGTAACACAACTATTACTGGTTTTGCAAATGTATCAACAACTATATTTGGTGGAACAAGTTTAACTATTGGTTCTGATAGTTTTGTTGTAGCAAATACAAGCGCATTGAGAGTTGGTAATTCAACAGTTAATAATATTATTACCCACAATCAAATAAAAGTTGGAAACAATACAGTAAACTCAGATTTGAATGCAGGTGTATTAAATGTTGGAAGTAATGTTTCTCTTAATGTTTCTGCTCTTAAGATTGGTAATTCAACAGTAAATGTAACTGTAACATCTTCAACTATTTCAATTGGAAATTCATCTGTTAATACACAGATTACAGCAAATGGTATTGTTGGTGGTAGTGTATCTTTATCGGAATTAAATCTTACTGAACTGTCTGTAGCCAATACTATTAATTTAGGAGATAACACTGACGCTAACACCATAAGTCTTCTAGCAAGAATCACTAATCAAGCAAACACAACAGATATTTCTTTTGGTAATAGTTCTGTTTTTGCATTTTTAAATAGCTCTTCGTTTTCTGTTAGTAATCTATCTGGTAATGGAGCTAGTATAACAAGTGTTAACGCCTCGACAGTGGGTGGAAATACAGCGCTTACCCTTAGAACGCTATCAGAACAAGCATATACAAATGCAGTTGCTATAGCAGTAAATGCAAACAACATTAACACAGGTACGCTTTCTGATGCAAGACTGTCAAGTAATGTTGTAAGAACATCTATTAATATTATTGCTGCTAATGGTATAACTGGCAGCGCTAACTTAGCAGCAAACGTTTCTTTATCTTTGACAGGTCAGGCATTAGCGTTACATAATTTAGCTGATAATGGTTTTATTGTAAGAACTGCTGCCAATACTGTAGCTGCAAGGACTATTACTGCAGCTAATGGTGTATCAATCACTAATGGTAACGGTGTTAGTGCTGCACCAGAAATTACACTAACTGGTCAGGCATTAGCTCTACATAATCTTGCAACTAATGGTTTTGTTGTAAGAACAGCATCTGGATCTTTTTCTGCTAGATCGCTTTCTTCAGGCACAGGTATTTCAATAACAAATAGCGATGGTGTAAGTGGTAATCCTACAATTAGCGCTACTTTCTCAACTGATGAAACACAAATTAGATCTCTCTTTGTAGGCACTGGCTCACCAACATACGGTGCAAATGGTACAATCCATGCAACAAATGATATAGTTGCTCATTATTCCGATAAGAGATTAAAAGAAATATTAGGACCAATACCTAATGCCTTGGAAAAAGTAAATAGTCTTACTGGTTATTATTACAAGTTAAATGATACTGCTAGGAATCTTGGCTACACTAATGAAGAAACCCAGGTTGGTGTTATTGCTCAGGAAATAGAAAAAGTATTACCCGAAGTTATTAGAGCTGCTCCTATTGATCCTCAATATATGACAGTTCTTTATGAAAAAATAACACCTTTGTTAATTGAAGCAATAAAAGAGCTAAACAAAAAAGTAGAAGATCTAGAAGAAAGACTTAATAAAAATGGCTCAGAAAGCTAATTTAGTAATAGATCAGGGATCTGATTTTTCTACAACAATTGACATTACAGATAGCGATGGTAATGCCATTGATCTGTCGACATATACATCAGCTGGAAAAATAAAAAAACACTATACATCTTTAACTTCTGTAAACTTTACAACTACAGCAACTGCAAGTGGTATTTTAACAATAACGCTTGCAGCTAATACTTCTGATAACATGGAAGCTGGTAGATATGTTTATGATGTTGAGCTCACATCAAACACAGGAAATGTTACTAGGGTTCTTGAAGGTATTGTAACAATTACTCCTTCTGTAACGAGGTAGTATATGGCCGTTCCTTTAAAGGTTAAAATAACAAGTACCGGAGCTTTACAGCCATCTACAACATCTGGTGTTACTTTAAAAAATACATTTGCTGGTGGAAAATCAAGACTTGATGAGCTCTTAGATGTGGAACTGACTCAGCAAACTGATGGTAGTGTTCCTGTTTACAATTCCACTTTAGATAAATATGAGGTAAAACCAATTAATACAAGCATCACCAACTTAGATGGTGGTTCATTCTAAGGCCTAAAGGGGGGCCCTAAATGTCAAATACAATTATTCAAATAAAAAGAAGTCAGACAACAGCTACACCTACCACACTAGCTGAAGGTGAATTAGCGTATTCTGGTAACGGCGTATCTAACTCTCTGTTTATAGGTTTGCCTGATGGAGCAAACACAGTTACCAGAATTGCAGGTGGAAAATACGGCTTCTTGCATAATGCAAATACAGGAAACTCTACAGTAGCTGTAATTGAAGGTGGTAAATTAACTGCTAACGCTGTTCTTGTAACTGATGCTAACAGTAGTATTGATGAATTAAGAACTGCAAAGTTAATAATCAATACAAGTGGAAACACAGTAAACGAAATCACTAGTGTTTCTATTTCTGCTAACTCTACACAACTTGGTGCCAACGCTGGTGGTTCTAATACAGAGTTAGTCACATCAAGTGCTATTAAAACATATATTGATGGTAAGACTGCTGCCATTGGTGGTGCATTAGCTAACCAGCAAGTTGCATTTAGCAACGGATCAGTCTTCCAAGGATCAAATGCCCTTACATTTGATTTTGGATCAAATACTCTTAATGTATCTAACACAGTTATAGTTGGAACTACAACAACTATAAACTCAAGTGTTGTTTCTGCAACAAACATTGTATCCAATACAGCAAACGTTGCATCGAAGATTGATGTGGGTGCAAACGTTGCTGTTAACACTTCATCTGTATTTGTTGGCAACAGCACAGTAAACACTTTAATTACATCTTCTAGTATTTCTACTACTGGTACGTTAACAGTAACAAATAATGCAACATTCAGTAATGGCATTACAATGTCAAACACTGTTATATCTAATGTTGCCGATCCTGTTAATCCTAAAGACGTAGCTAATAAGTTTTATGTTGATTCTGTAGCAGAAGGCTTGCATGTTCACCCCTCTGTAGTTGCTGCTACACCAAATACTCTTGCTGTAATTAGTGGAAGTACAGTTACATATGATAATGGTACAAGCGGTGTTGGGGCTACTTTGACATTAGGCGCACCAATAACTGCAATTGACAATGTTACCCTATCTGCTAATAACAGAGTGTTGGTCAAGAATGAAGCAAACCAAGCACACAATGGTATCTACCTATATTCAAACAGTACTGTCCTTACAAGATCAGATGATTTTGATTCCGCATTAGAAATTGCAGGTGGTGATTTCTTATTTGTAACAGGTGGTAATACTTACAATAGTACAGGTTGGGTACAAATTGACGAAGTCACTACAGTTGGAACAGATCTTGTAATTTTTGAACAGTTTAGTGGTGCTGGTGTATTCACAGCTGGTGACTATCTTTATCTTGACGGATCTGAGTTTAATGTCAATGCTACAAGTAACTCAACAGCATCAGTCGTTGTTGCAAGAGATTCTTCACAGAACTTCTCAGCCAATGTAGTCACAGTAAACTCCATAGCTGCTGGTAATGGTCAATTCTCAGGACCTGTCACAGGAATTACAACACTTGCTGCTGGTAATACAACAATCACTGGCTTTGCTAATATCACATCAACATTAGCAGCAGGTAATACTGTTGTTACGGGTACTTTAGCTGCAAATGATACAACAATCACTGGTACTGCAAATATTTCAAGTACTCTTGCAGCTGGTAACACAACAATCACTGGATTTGTTAATGTTACATCTTCAGGAACAATTGGTGGTCTGTTTTCAGTCACAGATACTACAGAAAGCTCTAATACTACTTCAGGATCAGCAACAATTGCAGGTGGCCTGGGAGTTGCCAAGAAAATTAATGCAGCAGAAGTTGCTGTTGGTAATACTAGTACATACACATCAATAAATGCTGTTGCAGTTTCTACAGCAAACGTATTTGCAACTGGTACAGTTAACGGTTCAATATTGAGTGTTGGTGGATGGGTAATTGCAAATAACAGTGGTATATTTACTTCTGGAGTTGCTAATGCAGATATATTGTCTGTTGGCACTTTCTTTAAAGCTAATACAACTGCTGTAACAGCCAGCGTTCCTCTTACAGTTACTAATACAGCAGGATTGGGTAACACTACAATCACTGGTTTTGCAAACATAACATCAACATTAGCAGCTGGTGATACTACAATTACAGGTTTTGCTAATATAAGTGGTGATTTAACTGTAAGTGGTAACAGTGCAATAGGAAGTGATTCTTCAGATAGAATTACTGTTAACGCTCTTTTAAATTCTAATGTAATACCTGCCGCAAACTTAGCATATGTTCTTGGTAATTCTGATAACAGATTTGCTCAGGTATTCACAGGAAACGTAGTTGCTACAAATGGTAGCTTTGTTGATTTAACAGTAACGGGTAATCTTGTTGTTGAAGGCACTCTGACAACTATTGATACAGATAATCTAGTTGTTGAGGATCCTCTAATTAAACTTGCAAGAAATAATTCTACTGATGCTGTCGACATTGGACTATTTGGTCAGTATGCAAATACACCAACACTGTTCTCTGGACTGTTTAGAGATGCAAGTGACAATGGTATTTGGAAATTCTTTAAAGAATTAGAAGCTGCTCCAACTACAACAGTTGATACAGCAAACAATACATTTACAATTGCAACTGTTGAGGCTTACTTAAAGTCTGGTGGTTTATTAACCAACTCTACATCATTATCAATTACAGCTAATAGCACATATAGTGTCAATGTAACAGCAAACAGCATTTCTGCTAATGTTGTTACAGTTACGGGTTCTGCTAATAATGATATTTTCTTCGCTAATGGGTCAGGAGCTTTAGTTGCAAGATCGCTTGGAGCTGATGGAACTGTATTGCAATCAAATGGTACAGCTGTCATTTATGCAGGACTCGATGGTGGAACATTCTAAGAAAGGTTGTTATGGATCAACAATTAATTGATGCTATATTACAAAGACAGAGTGCGTTGATAGGTGAGCTAGTTAATAAAAATATTTTTTTAGAAGCAAAATTATCAATTGTTGAAAAACAATTAGCAGAGTTGCAAAGTAAAGTAGAAAAAGATCAAGCTGCCAAAAAGGTTCAAAAAGCAGCTTGATCTTTTAAGCGTTATATAACGCATTTTTTTCTCTAGATAGGGAACTATGGCTAACACTAAATTACAAATCAAAAGAACGACAGTCTCTGGTCGTACTCCAAACACTACAAACTCTGGTAATACATCTTATATTGATGCTGGTGAGTTAGCAATAAATCTCACAGATAGAAAACTTTTTTCATCTAACGGCTCTGCGTATTTTGAAGTTGGTGCCAACCTATCTAATCTAACAGTTACATCTATAACAGCTAATGGTACATTAGGAACCAATGGTCAGGTATTAGTTTCTAACGGTACTACGGTATATTGGGCTAATGGTGGTACAGGAGGAGGTACAACTGTAACTGCTGGTGATTATTTGTATTTTGATGGTGACGAATTAAATGTTAATGCAACAAGTACTTCTACAGCTTCAGTAGTTGTTGCTAGAGACGCTAATCAAAATTTTGCTGCTAATGTTGTCAGTGTAAATAATTTAACTGTTGGAGGTTCACAATACGTCTACAAAGCCGTTACAACATCTAACACTGATCTTCAAACATTTGACTCATTTGCTACAGCAACATATAGATCAGCTCATTATATGGTTCAGATGACAAGTGGTACTGATTATCACACTATACAACTTTCATTGATTCACGATGGCACTAATGTTTATTTGGCTCAATATGGAGAAATATTTGACAATGTTTCTCTGGGAACTTTTGGTGCTAATATAGCGAGTGGCAATGTAAACGTGGAAATAACACCAGCCAATTCCGTAACTGCTATTAAAGCTGCAGTAACATTAATAATTGTCTAAATAAAAATAAAAAGCTAAAGAGGACAATGAATCTTGGCAATAGATAAAAATTTCGTTGTTAGATATGGTCTAACAGTCGAAACAACTCCAGTAGTAAATTCATCAGGTGCTTGGATAGGATCCCAGACAAACGTAAAAGGTTTGACTGGTGCTCCTGGTTTTCCTGGTAATCCTGGTTTAGCTGGAGCGCCAGGAGTTCA